TCACCTTTATTGAGGCGACTCGCGAACCACATCATTTGCCCTGGAAGATTAGAATTAGCAGNTAAATCCTGAGCGAGAGCAGTCGCTTGATTTTTACCCGACATGGGGAATCCAAGAGGTGTTCCACCTCCAACACCATCTTCAACATTTACGCCATATTTATTTCCACTTACACTTTCTCCTTCACGACCATATACCTCACGCGATACAAAAGGAACAATCGCCTCTGCCTGTGAAATATTATGGAAATGTCTCGCACTATTACTTACATCAATAGGATATACGAAATTATCATTATATTTAACATTAATAGTCGCTTCAAAATTCTTCCTTCCTGCATCAGTTGTAGTTCCCGTTTTGTAATCACGACCAGGTGCCTCAGCACCATATTTATTTAGTAAAGATGTTTGATTTCTGTCCTGACTTTGGAAACCAAAGAAAACTTTGGAAACAACTCGTCCAGCACCACCAACATTTCTAATCTGTTGAGTAGCCATATTCGCACCAGTAATAGAAAATTTAGATAATCTATATTCAGGAAAGGTGAATTGTAAAGACTGATTAGCAGCTGCATATTGTTCCATCATCTCCTGAGGATAATAAATATAATCCGCAATCATTCGTGTTTCCGCAGTTAAAATACTCGCTGGAAGACCATTAGTCGTATTCGCAATAACACGATGGGAACTTGTAGTTTTAGAAACAGCAGCATCAGTTCCCGCCTGAGAAAATGTAAGTTCAAGGGATACTTCTTCTTTCATCATATATAAGGGAAGTTGATTAGTCCTTAGGAAAGGAAATAAATCAGCAAGACTCATCTGCCATGTAGGTAAATCATCAGTTGATTCTTTGGATAATTGTAAATAAAAAGGTGTCGGTTGGAAAGGATCAACTTTATTAGGACCCGTCGTATTTGAATTATCCATATCAGTTGATACACACTGATCGTAATTATTTTCAATAGTAAGACCTTCACCAAGGACATTTGCATCAACACCAGAGAAACCATACTGATAATTAGCAGCATCATTCTTCTCTCTGTTTTTGTAATTTACTCCATAAGACATCTGTCTTCCAGTTGTATATTGTTCCCTTTCTTTCATCGCTTCATTATTTGTAAATAATGATTTGTATGACATGTAATCACCAAAATCATCTATCTCCGTAATAGTTTTACCACCAATTTTAAGAGTAGCATTCTGGATAAGTCCATAAATACCTGTTGAAAGGGGAAGGGTCGCCTGAGCTGTAACCATGTTGAGAGCAAATACAATCTTTGAATGAGAGTGCAAAATACCTTTATTTTGAAGGACGAATCGGCAAAATGAATCACTATGAACGACAGGTTCAAGAACAGAAGTTTCGACATCCATCGTTTGATCGGTTGGAATAGCACCAATATTAAGAAGATCAGGAATTTGTGATTGTTGAACTGCAGGACTCATCTGTGCGGAAGGACCGCCAGAACCAGCAGGAGAAGGAGAAGGAGAAGCAGCTTGCATTATTTATAAATTAATATTATAAATTAATTTCAAAAAAAAAATTAAAAAATGACATATCTTTTCATTATAATAGTTTTCAGTATATTACTCACGACATTACCTGCACTCCACTCGCATTAAATACGAGTGTCTGTTTAGAATGAACGAATACATACACAGCAGTTGGACGATCCGTATCTAATCCAGAAGTCATTTGGAGACCAAAGTTTTGTCGGGAGAAATCAACTCCATCACCACTAATACCATCATACGATACTCCCACACCATATACTGAACCGCCCTCAGCAGTAATATAATTCGCATCAACAGCATTCGTCTGTTCGTGTTTAGATAAGAAAGTATTATTCAGAGAAATACCTGATTTACCTAATTTGGAAAATGGACGAAGACCAGAAAGGAAATTTCTTAATACTTGTCCGTCAGGAACAGAATTTGTCGCCTGATCCTTTTGTGTCGTATCCACATTATATTCAAGAGGGAAACGAACACCACCCTTGGTAAATACAACCTGGTCTATGTTCGCAATACCCGCCTGCCCGACACCAGTTGTATTCTTTACAATAGGACCCGTCGCCATACCATTATGTGATAAATTATTAATAGCAGTTGCAGAAATAAAGTTCGCAAATACACCAAGGACACGACTTAAACCAAGATTAAAGTTCAATACACTATTCGTGGAATTGACAGATGTATAATAAGATGAAATACTATTGTATTCCATAGTATTACCAACACTCATACCCTCAGGCATAGGAGCAGCCTCAGCAACAAGGGAAACATCAAATAATTCATAAAATGTATTTGATATATTCGCACCAGTTCCATCACTTTCGTAAAATACATTTTCATCAGGAGCAAGATGAATCTCAACCAAGAGACCACCAACACCCGTATCCTGCGATAGTGGAATTTTATTCGCACCATTAAATAATCCACATGGAAGGTGAGCGCAGAAAGCATTCCCCGTCTGTCTCTGCGATGGAATATCCAAAACAGATTCCTTCGCAAGAGATGAATTAGGCATCGTTAAAGCAGATTCACTTAGATGACCTGTCTGATCCTCTAATGCATTTAAAACAGGAACGAATGAACTACAAAAGCGATTGTAATGTCTTATATGTTCTATCGTTTGATGTGTGGATTGAGATTTTACTACTAACTGATCAATTACATTATATATCCCAAGTCTTCCGTCAATATGACATTTATCACCTTCAACTACATAATCACCAGCAGTATCACCAGCACCCTTACGAGCACGAAATTTACCGACGAGTCTAATAGTTTGTCCTAATAATAATCTCTGTTGTTCCCCAATAATAAACTGAATCACAGGATTCCCAGATTTATACGAAATAATTCCATCACTTGCAACATTAGCAGGCGTTATCTCCAAATTGACATTTGACATATTTATAATGAATAAATATAAAAAAAAAATATCATTTAATAAAATTATTTTTTAACTAATTGTTTCTTATCTATTTTCGCTGCTTTACCTCCCATGACAGCTGAATATACTCTTGCGACTCCCCATTGCGTCGCTGATTTAACCTGAGGTCTTACTGATTGTGGATTACTTCTGAAAGCACCCTGACCTTTCTTTTTGATAGTCCTTAAACCTGATACTTTATATCCTGTCAACCGACTAATTTCTGCTATTGAATGAGGTTCATCTTTCTTAAATCCATATTTTTTATTAAATTTTTGTTTATAAGTGACAACCATATTAAGAAATGTTATATTTTATTTTAGATTAAATTTCCTTTTATATGCAGAAATGTTTTCTTTTCTACTTGTTGAATTCCCCCATAATATATAATATGAAAGAAATCCTGCCCGAGTATAATCCTTAGTATCTAAATCTTTCCTATGGCGGGTTCTATAACGAGTCCTTTGTTCCTTATCCTTAGTAATCGTATAGTCATCCATTCCCTTAGCACCGAAGTGAGTTGTTTTAGTCCTTCCATTATCTTTTGTAAATACAGCCATTAATTTTTTCTTTGGATTTGTTGATTTTTTTATTACCATGGAAACCATTTAATATTATAATATATTTTTATACAGAAAGTGATATTTGATTTCCTTTAACAGACAGACGACGAATATGGAATACAAAATTGTTCCATAGTTTATTTTTAACAGGAGCATCGGTCTCCTGATAATTACATTGAAGATTGAAATCACGACCGCGAGTATCGTAAGCACCATTTTGGAGGGCGAGAGCACGACCTATAACTGCATTTTGATTAAACTTACGGAACGATAAAGGTCTAATACCAGACATGGCGAGTGCCTTTTCTAATTCAATAAGAGGTTGCTGAGCGATGGAACGTTTATTCGCAATCTTAGATACTTCAACACGACGAGAAGGATTTAATTTTCCATCGTAAAACCATTGATAATCGCTCATATGATCCCAAATACCTTCAATACCAGATCTTACAGAGTATTCATTTACCTCCGTATAATTTCCAACATCCTCAACAGTTCCTGTGGAATCACGAACTTTCAAATTAACAGGTCTTAGCTGATAAGTAAATTTAGAAGCATCATAAGGAGTCGGGAACTTTCCTTCAGCAGCATCAGTCCCTTCAAAAGCACCCTGNGCNTANCCCATAANCTGTTGAGGTTGAGAATATACAGAAGCATCTGTTGGAACAGATAAAATCGCTTTCGCTCTACTCTGAGAAAGAGGAAGACGAATATTAGATACTACATCTCCTGCAAGTTGAGAATACTTATAATTTGTGGAAGATAAGAAATCATAATTCAAAGTTCCACCCGCCTTCATCATACTCATCATTTTACGAGTATATCCAGCAGGCATCTCTAATTGTTGAAGAATTAATTCCACATCACTTACCTTAATATTCATCTTTTCAGTAACATTCGCAGTATCAACCGCCCCACCAAGGCCAGCAATATCTGTGGATACAATAGAGAATTCACCCTGAGCCCCTTCAATATTACCACCACCAACAACAGCTGCATAAGTGACAGGAGCATTCGCAAGACCAATCTTAACTAATCCCCAATTACCACCTGGATTTACGCTGTCACCAGCAACAACCCAATCAAGAGTGGATACGACAAGTTTCTTATCAAACTTACCACCTCGCATGTGATCACCAGCATCATCAACAGGATTGACTTTATTTTTTACAATCGTAAAAGTTTCACCAATCCTTAATGGAAAGTTTTCAAGACCAATTTGATTATTATCACGACGAACCCATATATCCGTAATTGTGCGACCATTTTTAATAGCACCATGAGTTGTCATCTGTCCGTCAATACCACCACCATTCTGAGTCCAATCACCACCACCTGTCGTTGTCGCAGAGTGGAATAGAGGGGCGTGCTGTAAATGACGAGAAGTATTTACCATGTCATTCACACGAAGACAACGAGGAGCATCTTCAAGTAAGATTTCAAGACGAAGACCTTCCGTTAATAGAGAAGGGAATACCTTATCATTTTGGAAAATACCTGTGTGAAGAGGTAATAAACATTTAACTTTACGAGGTTCCCCAGTTGTATCAGTATTCGCAATACTTGATGCAGCAGTTCCCCCTGGATAAGGAGCAGAGTTTGGATTATGAGTAACATTCGCAAGGTCTGTTCGCTGATTACCTCGGGTATTACGAGTATTATTAGACCAAGTTGTCGCTGCTTCCGTAAGACATCTTTTATTTCTTAGAGTCTGATCGCTTTCATAATCATACCTTACAGCTGTAATAACATTATAGTTTTGAATTTCTTCAAGAAGAACTGCTCCCGCTCCACCAGAAAAGATACGAATATCACGAATAAGAACTTGACCCCCTAATTCTGCATCTAATTGTAATCGTGTTTTAATTCCACCTTTCTTTTCAATTAAATAATCAAAGGAAAGAAAACTTTCTTTCGGTTGGAAATACGCCACACTCGGTGGAACATGAATATTAATCTTACCATTTGAATTAAAATCTAAACCATTTTCCGCAGGAATACTTACCTTCGTTTGTTTCACAGGAATCTTATCCGTCGCAGACCAAAATGAACTCATTTTATAATGAATAAATATAAAATAATTTTATAAAAAAATAATAAAAACTTCTATCTAAAAAGAAGAAGTCCCTGATATTCCTCTATGTATATCAACAGGGGCAGATGATATTAATCCCACACTACTTAATGTCTGAACAGCACCTGGTCCTGTTTCTTCTTGTGATTCTTCTTTAACCTTATCTGTTTGTAATTGAGGATCACCTTCCTTATGTTCCCCAATAGTTTTCTCAACTGCTGAAAAAATATTCGCACCTAATGCGAGGGGAGCAAGCATTGGAACTGCTAATGAGGCTGCATCTAATGCTCCTCCAACAACTCCCGCGACATTACCATATTGTTGATTTTCATTTAATTTTGAAAAATATCCTTTATCAAATATATCTTCACCAGCTGTATATAATCCTGAACCTAATGATGCGATACTTCCAGCCACACCAAGTCCTGCTGCTGCTTTACTCCCAAATTTTAATACACCTTCTGCTAATCTATCTGATGATGTAAGATCTTTAATATCACTTCCCACTTCACCTACTTCACCTGCTTCCTTAGCTGCATCCTGACCTTCTTCTTCTTCTTTACCTGCATCATCAAATGTGCCTTCTACTTTTGGAACACCTTCTCCTGATGAACTTACAGATATTCCACCTGGATCCCTTGCGTCCTGACCTGCTCCCGCGAAGGTTTGTCCCCTTTGAACTTCTTCATTTTCCACATTTGCTTCAAAATTAGTTCCTTTTACTTCTGGAATATCAGGATCATCTTCGGCGATCCCCTCGCCGATCACAGAAGGGTCTCTCGCATCCTGACCTGGAAATGATACATTTTGAGTAAATTGTCTCTGAGCTATTTTTTCAGCGATTCCGCCACGAGTAAATCCTTCACCACTTAAAATATCATCATCCTCAGGAAGTGCTGAACCCTCCCCGACTGCTTGTCGGGCTTGTGTGGATACTTCTGCTTCTTCTGCTTCTTCTGCTCCTTCTGGAAAGCGTGCTTCATCAGGAGCAGGTCTGCTAATTGCTTGTCTTCCTGCTCTAATCTGTCCTCGGGGAATAGATGTTTCACCTCCATATTCTACATCTGGACGTCCTTGTAATGCTCTATTTGTTCTTAAATTATTCGCTGCTAATACTTGGGTTTTTGCTGCTTCATGTGCTTCAACTGCTTTTTGAAAATCACTCGCATCTCTTTGGGTTGCTGTCGCCATATTTGCTCTGTTTTCTGCTGCTGCCTCAGGAGTTACTTCTCTATTCGCAGTTACATCCTTAAACCTTTGCTCTTCAAATGCTGAATTTCTTGTAAAATCGTTTCTTTGCGGTGCTTCATCATTAAATCCAAATGCTGATGCTGTCCTTGTCCTAAATTCATCACTTGTAATATTTCCACTTTTAAAATCATCCGCTGCTGATTTCACTTCTGAAAATTGACTATTATAATTTTTTACATCAAGTGATTCTTCCTGAGGTTTTGGAATCATACTTTTAATTTGTGATTGATTAATTCCCATGCGTGCTTGACTTGCTGCTGTTAGTGCCTGACCCATCAATTGTCCTCCTGTATCCGCGACCTTTACTCCCGCTCCATATATTGACCCAAGTGCTTCTCCGCCAAGTGTTCCCACACGAGATGCTACACCTGAAACTGCATCTGTGATTTCTGCCCCTGTTGGAATTGATGTTCCTAATTCTTCATTAAGTGCTGCTACACCACGTGCATCTTCAAGACCTCCAATAGACCTTTCTTCTCCTACATTACCAGTTAATGTCTGTGTAACTCTGTTTTTTAATTCACGTATATTCTTTGATGCTATTTCAGGTTGTAATTCAAAAAGACGACTTAATTTACTTTGACCTGGAAGACGAGTATCTCTCGCAAGATTATATTGTTGTTTTAATTCATATAATCCTTTACCAGCCCCAATTGTTTCACTAAAATCTTTCGCTTCATTTTTTAATTCAGCTGCTGAATGTTCTGCTCTATCAATCGCAAATTCTGTTTTAAAACTATCCTTCACAGATTGATTGTGTTCTCTAACTGCTCTTCCCATCGCACCGACACTCGCTAATGCTGAATTTTGTGCTGATAAATCAAATGATGATGATTCGTCCATTTATATTGTTATATTATTTTTTATTTTCATTATCATTTTGCGATTTACTGTCATTTACCGAAGCACCCTGTGATTGATTTCCCATATTACTTATAATACCATCACTTTTCATTTCACTTGAACCACCATACGCAATTATTTCTCCAAAATTACTACGAGCAATCGGTGGATTCTCTGACAAATCCAAATATAAGAAATCATATTTATTCGGTGTCGCCTTATGATATATTTTTATAAAGTTTTCTTGTCCCCCAAACATATCACCATACTCCTCTGAAATTTTAATCAATTGTGATGAATTTGGAAAAGGACTTCCTACAATTACATGTGTTGCATTAGATCTTATCACAGGACTCACCTTACGAAAGTTTTGTGCAGACATTAATAATAACTCTATACCATAGTGTCGAAAGCGAGATGCTAAACTATTCACAGCTGCTTCTCTTCTTATTAATCCAATAATATCATCAAGAACGAGTGCTATGGAGGGTCGCATAGATAAATCATCATTATATGACAACTGATCTCCAATTATTTGATTTATTAATTCATCACTATATTCATCATAACAATCCGCACATTTAGCGAGGAAACGACTAGTCTTATCATTATGGATTGTCGGTGATATTACGATTGTCTGATCAAAATGATCCTGACCAAAGAAGTTTTCATTAAGGAAAAGGTTACTGATAATCGTGCTTTTCCCTGTTTTCACAGGGCTGATCATAAGTAATAATGAAGGAGGCTGAGGAAGATTTGGATGCACGTATTTAGTCTTTTCTTTTTCAGGTGCCTTCACAGGTAATATTTTTGGGAATGAATTATCCATATTATATTAACATTAATATATTATTTTATTAACTGAAACCAAAACAATTCGCATAAACATCATCTGGATTATATGCAGGTTTCACCGCTGATGTGATTGCCCTGACTGATTTTTGAACTACTTCTTGTTCTTGTTTCTCTACTTTCTTTTTTGCCTTTCGTGCCTTTCTCTTAGTATCATATCCTTCAATAGCATCTTCTTTTAATTTTCGTATCATCTCTTCATCCAACTGATATACTTTATTAACAGGTTGTTCCATATTATATTTCTTTTTTAGAGTTTCCTTTTCATGTTCCTCCTTTACCTGTTCCTGTATGACTTGTGCTTCTTCTTTAATTTTTTTCCTTTCTGCTGCCTTTTTTCTTCTTACAGCTAATCCTTTCTCCCTCGCCTTTGCTAAATGATCCTTTTGTTTATCTGATAAAGGTATTTTCCTCGCTCTACTTTTCTTAGGTTTCTCTTCAAAGATCTCTTCTGCTTCTTCTTTATGTTTAGGTTCTACGATTAACTGTGAATCTGTAATATCAGGTTCCACATCATCAACTTCTGTTATTTCTGCCGAAATGTTTTCTTTAATATCTTCTTGTGATATATCGTTGACAGGTTCTTCTTGTTGAGGAGGCATTTCAATATCAGGTAATAAATCACTCATATTTATATATGAAAGATAGAAAATAAAATCAATAAAAATACTTGTATCTTATTGTTTAATATGAAGACACACAGAAGTTGAACCTTGAAGATCATCAGCTGGAACACCATTCTTATCAGTTAGTAATATTTCCAAGTCTTGGACGTATAGCGATTCAGGGTTATTTAAATCAAGATATGTTTTTTCATGAGGTTCAAAAAACATTCTACCAAATGATTTCCCTGATTCAGTAATTCTCGGGCAGTGATATAAAAATTTGGATGGAGCATTAATGCAGAAATTATATGATTGATGTGTTAATGTCGGGCAAGAGATTAATAATGTTTTAGATANGACAGCAACAGATGAAGGACTTGTGAAAACCCATTTTCCAAAGTAAGTTGAAGCAGTATTCCCACCAGCCCTGTCACTTGTTGTTCCCGATGATAAAGCACCGCTCTGTCGTGGATTGGATGGAAAACCAAGAAGTTCCCCCATAGTTCCATTATCACATGCATAAATTCCCCTGATTGTTGAAGGGTCAATCCCTAATGATACAGCTGCTGTTGGAGTTAAATTAGCACGACCTTCTTCAATATTCGTTTTATTCACCATAAGGACACTAATATAATTTGGATTTTCATTCCCTGTATCCAGTTGAACCCAAGGTGAATCTTCTGTGAGTTTATTAAATCGTCTATCAGATATTAATTCTTGTTTCAGAGTAACTCTCGTATTTTCTTGTAAAGGTTTCTGATCAGAATCAGGATCGTCAGGGTCTAATTCAAATTGTGTCTCTTTTTGTAAATATCTATTCGCCCACCATGAATGACCTGGTGTGAATACATCAGTATAGTCAGCTGTATTCAAATGATCTTGTCCGTCCATTGGATAATCCCAACTATCAACAGGACTTACTCCTTCTCCACTAAGACCACTCGCTCTGTTTCTTCCTGCTGCTGGAATATCCGTTTCATATTTATATATATGAGTGTTTTGATTTTGAAGAGACATATTGATACGAGGATATAACGCCCATTGATTCATATCAATAGATTTCCATACACCTAATTTATCACGACCTGTCGCATCACTTGAATCACATAATACATGGACTTCTGTTCCTGCGTTATTTTCTAATGTTACTTTAATACATTCACCAATAAATTTAAATCTAATACGTTCCACTACATCTGTTCCAAGACCCCCAGCAGCCAAATCATCTTCATCAAGTATAGCGGTGGGAGCATTACTTCCACCACTACCCCCTGTTTGATAATATTGAACTTCCTTCATTTCTTCACCTCCTCCTACGATACTTACTAACTGATAGCATCTTAATTGTTTTTTAGAAGTTCCTGCGTCCGCATTCGGTTGAGTCGGGTCAAATCTATATGAAACCATGAAATCCATAACAGGAAAAGTAATGTCATCATATGAACCATTCGCATGTGCAGGTCGCTGAACTCTTGACTCCCAACCAACCCTTCCCTCAGTTGTTCCAAAATCCGCATCATATGTGACAGCCCTTGTAAAACCTATATCCCAACAATTAGAAGCAGTCGGGTCGCCAGCACCAGCTGTCGGGTCATTAAAAGCAAATAATACTTCACCATTCGTTACTGATACAGGATATGAGCGACATATTGGAGAACATTCAGTTTGTTCCCATTGAGGATTAGTCGCACCAACAGTTGTCGCAGACTCTCTAATAAGATTATCACCATCATCAGTTAATGCAGAAAACTTAGTAGTTCCAGGGTCATCTCCATCAGTTGCCTCTGTCGGGTCAAACCATGATTTAATAGCAGTCGCATTTCCTGAATCACCAATGTCACCTGTTCCAGGGACGCCTAAACCATCTCCACCGCCAGCAGCACTTATATCTGCCTTCGCAATTGATTTAATAGTCATATCAAACTTTGACCTNTCTGTCGTATTNGGAGCAACTTCCGCTGTATTAAAATATGTGGGACAAAGGATATATTGCCTTAATTGTTTCTGTAAATATGTGGCTAATTCTTGACGATTATAATCTTCATCATCAATTGAACCAGAAGCATCTTTTAATTCAATCGGCATACCTGTTGACACACATTCACCCATAGTTTTACCTGTTCCAGATGAAGGAGCAAGTATTTCACCTATATACCATTCCATTTTATCATTTTCTGTAATATTTGATACTTGTTTCCTATCAAACTCAACACTCTGAACTGCAACTTTACTCATCGGTGGAATTTTTAAAGTTTGACGAAGATTATTAGTATAGTGTGAAGGTCTTTCCAGACCAATCTCTGTGCCTCCTCCTGTAAGGGCATCGCCATTTTCATCATATTCCTTTTGTGAAGACGCTGTAAATATTAATGACATTTATAAATCATATATATATTTTATTTTTAAAAAGAAAACATTTGTAATATTATTACAATGCCTCACATGACAGGGAAAAGAAAAAAGAAAATTAAAAAGATGAGACCAATACAAATTGATCCTATGAATCCTGATACGAAACTGCAAATTCATGTTCCAACAGAAGTAAAAGAATTAAAGAAAGTAAAAGAAAGTGATGTTTTCGATAAACCTTTAAAGAAAAAGAATAAATAATGTCTTGTATCTTTTTTGTATCTTACGATTTGTCTGTGTATCTTCAATGTATAGTTTATAAAATAGTAAAAAAGAGAGCAAAAATAGTAAAGATTTGACTCATTTGATAAAATTGAGAGAGAAATAGTAAAATTCCAATAGTGAAATAGTAAAATTTAATAGTGCGATAGTAAGGTTTTTTCACGATTTTAAAGTAAATAAAAGGGAAATTACTAAATTACTGTGTTTTGTGATTTTTTTTCCAATTCTACGATATATGAAATTTATATTTTTTTTTTGTTTTATTTATGACATATTATATGCAACCATAGATTTATGAGATTTTTACAAAAAGCGGTAATTCAATATTTACCTTTTAATTACTTTTAATGAAAATATTTTCCCTTTTAAATCTTAACTTTTTACTTTTAAAAAATTACNAAAATTTACTATTTTGNNTCATATTTTACTAAAAGACGCTCATATTTTACTAAACGACCCTCATATTTTACTAAACGACCCCCCAAATTTACTATTTTGCCTCCCGAACGAATGGAGATTTACTATCCAGTCTTTTATCTTCTTCATCTCTCATATATTCCCATAAATCCTTATTCCATTTTATAAATGGAAGCCATGTTTCATGTGTAATCGTTTGCCACCCAATCGTATTCATAACTTCTCCATCATCAGGATCTGTATATGTTCCTTCTCCCCAAAACCTTTCCTTCCATTCAATATGTCTCGGTGTAAAGATTTCATATCCATCTGTATGCATATACATAGGAGATAATTCATCATTTTCATATGTTGGATATTCCTCACCATCACTATCACAAGATGAATATAAATCTTTTTCTTCCTCTAATTTCTTTTTGCGTGTATCCAATGATTTATTATATTTATATTGAATTGAATTAATATAGTTTAATGTTGAAGAAAACTTTTCTTTATGTTTCATTTTAGAGAACCCACCTGTCATATCAATTATTTTTAATATTATTTCATCAGGTAATAGATGCATCATGTTATGATTTGTTTATGATATATTTTATCATTTTCTCTTTAATATATTTTAGTAAAAATTAAGTTATTTAAAAACAATTTACTAATAAATTACATGAATAAAATTCAACCCCCGACAAATGATGAACTAAAAGAATTAACAAACCAAGTTTTAGAAATTTATGAGGATGGAAAGTATGCGAATGAACCAACAGATGATAAAGATAAACAGCAAAAAGATAATCGTAAAAAAGAAATTAAATCAGCACTCAAAGTAATATTATCGACAAATGATAAAAAGAAAATTGTTGAAAAACGTGTATGCGGATCATTACTGAATCATATAAGAGAATATAAACCTGAAAAGATTAAAGAATTAAGAAAACTCAATATGGATAAAAAGAGAAAGATTACCATGTTAGAAGAAAGAATTTCATTTATTGAAGGTGATAATATTGGAAGATGTGAATTATGTAAAACTAAATTTGAGGATCTCCAAAAAGAAGCATACGATGAAATAACAGATGAAGAACATTTATTTAATCAATTAAGGGAAGAAAAGGAAAAAACATCTCGTTGGAGAAAGGAATTTATTAATAAAGGAAATCAATCACAAAAATTAAGTGATGAACTGCAATTTCTTAAAAGGGAACATCATATTATTAGTAATGAAGATTGGAGAAAACAACAACAAGAAATGATGGATATTATAAATGAAAATAAGAAACTAAAAGATAAGGTGACTAAATATGAAAATAAAGCAAATAGTAAAGAGTTGAGTAAAGAACAAAAAAAATTAAATAAAATTAAAAAAGCAGAAGAAGCACTTCAAAAAATGAAAGATGAAATGAATGATTCAGATAGTGATTAAGGATTATCTGCAGCCATTTCAGGTTCAGGTTCAGGTTCATTACTTCTTGGAGTAAGTGATTCACTAACCTTATCTTTGTCTTTGTCTTTATTTAAAGTTTTATTATCAGTTACTTCTTCTTCTTCATCAGGAGCAAGTGGCGGTGGCTCACGAGAACAATCAAATATATAACATTGATCGCCTAATCCTATGCGACATCTGCATAAACATCGCGACTGCCACACAACGAGGAGCAAACTTCCCATTGCTCCTAAACCTAATACGACTGCTTGTGCTAAATCACTTATTGTAAATTCTTCCATACGAAGACCCATATTAATATTCGTTATATATTACAGATATATTTTTAATAATTCTTTTAGTTTCATGTTCTCTTCTAAGAGACCACTGCCTTTTGCATTTGCGATTGCTCCTGATAATTCATCTTGAAGCATATTAATTTTATTTTGGAGATTTATTACCATCGCCTTATTTGCTTCATTTTCTTCATTTAAATCTTCAAAAGTGATTGGAGGATCATCACCGCCATCCCACACCTCTTCATCATCTAATATACGCATACCTTCTTTATCAAATTCATTTGCTTCCTTTTCAGTAATATTCATTTCAACATTATCTAAATCAGCAAAATCATGCTCTTCTTCTTGTAACTTATCTACGACCACAAGGTCATCAGCTGTCGGCATTTCTACGACTAAATCAGGAACCTTTTCAAGAAACTTTGATGCTACTTGAATTTCTTTCACAACAACTTCATCTTCTGCATCACCTCTTTCCTTTGACTGAATATAATCATGGAAATCAATCTTACAGAATGTCTTTGTTTGACTTTTAAGAATTCCCCACTTAACAGGTTGTTTCTTTTTAAAGTGAGTGCCTCCTGTAATTCTAACTTTATCGCCAATCTTAAACATCTTATTATGATATATATTTAAGTTTTTAGTTTTAAATATTAAACTTACATTATTTTCAAATTTTAAATTTTTAATGTTTTCTTAATTATAATGCCGTTTGTCGTAAGGAAACAAGGTAATAAGTATCGTCTATATAATTTAGAAAAGAAATCATTTACAAAAAGAGAATTCAATACTCGCAAGTCTGCATCTAATATGAAAAGTGTTTATCAGAAATATGATAAAAAGAAAAAATAAATTTGAAATATAAATATTTAAGAACTAAAAACTAATATATTA